GGTCTGCAAACCGCAGACCCTTGGCGGTAAACGGCAGCCCGAGCCGCCGGCAGATGGCGAGTCGGTTGTGACCGTCGAGTAGCACAGGATGCGAGCCGTCGCCGCGATCCCACACGATCAGCGGGTCACGCGCCCCGCCGTGCTCGAGGAGGCTGGCTTCCAGTTCCCGCAGCTCGTCAACCGAAAGGGGCGGTATGAGGCTTGCAAACTCGGCATCTACGGTTATGCCTGCGAACGGGTCCACGTCCAGTAGATCGACATCGCACGAAGCACCGACCATAGATTCAGTCCGCCGTTCGGCCCATCTCTTGAAGCCGCGATCGCCACGCCGGATCGCGCCACCACAGGCCGAGAATTACGTGCGAGATCGCGGTCACGGTGCCGCCGAGGATCATCGGCCACAGCGGCCCGACGCCGTGAACCGCCTCCCATCGCTCACGCACCTGTGCCCTCACGAGCGTCATGGTGTGGTCGATCGCCTTGTGGTTCGGCCCGCCGAGCCGCTCGATTTCCTCTAGGTGCAGGTGCGGCCAGTACCGCACCACGAGCCGCGTCAGCTCGTCCACCCGCCAGGATTGCGCGTAGTGGACCCGGGAGCCGAGCGTGGCCCGGACGTGGGCCTGGAGCGATGCGAGGCCGTCGTCGGTCACCGCTGCCCTCCCGTCACGGCTTCGCGGATTTCACGCTGGGCTTCGGCCAGCTCGCGGAGCGTCTCGGATTGCCGCTCCTGGGCACGGCCGAGGCCTTGGAGAGTTTCGCTGGTCTGCCGCAGGAACGTGGCGTGCGATTCGACGACCGGCACGACGACCGTGTGATGGAGCGCGGTCGCCGCCTCGCGGGCGCAAAACAACACCACGCTCGCGACGACCACCGGAAAACCAAACTCCCTGGCGATGCGGATGCCGACGTCGATCGCGTCACTCGTCTGTTGAGTCACAGGTTGTCCTCCCACCACTTCTTCACAAGCGCCTGCACGATGGCCCCGATGGCCCACATGATGAGCATGGTCATGAACGCGAACCCCGCGCGGCTCGCGTATTCGTCGCGAACACGGCCCTCCCATGTCCGCCGCACGTCTTCGCGGTCGGCCCTGCCAAGCGGCCGACGGCCCGCCGTGGGCGACATCGCGGCGGCGGTCGCGACGATCTCGTCGCACCGCTCGCGGCCGAGCATGGCCCGGCGGATCGGATGACGGGCCAGTTCGGCCCACACGTAGTCGGCGTCGGTCATCGGTCGCACCTCCCGTCCTTGCAGACGGCGGCGGCCGCCGGCTGGCCCAGCATCCGCCGGATCTCGGCGACGTGGCTCCCGGCAGTCAGTCCGCCGGTCGATCCCCACAGCACCGCGACCACCTCGCCGCGGGCGTTGAAGATCGGGCCGCCGGAGTCGCCCTGCCGGGCCGCGGCACGGACCTCGACCATGTGCATGGGGTGCCGGCCCGTCGGCCCGACGAACTGGGTCACCTCGCCGCTCGCCTCCCGGTAGGTGAACGGCACCGGCCCGTAGCCGGCGAGCGTGAGCCGGTCTCCGACGGCCGGGGGCCGGGCCGCGATCGGCACCGGGGCGGCGGCGGGGGCCGCGGTCGAGAGGACAGCGAGATCCCAGGCGGAATCCCACGCGGTCACGCGGGCCGGGCCGCTGGTGCCGTCCGGCCACCGAATCGTGATCGCGTCCCGGTTGCCGCGGCAGACGTGCCAGGCGGTGAGCACCTTCGCCCGGCCGTCCCTGGCCTCGACGAGCACGCCGCTGCCGCAGTCGCGGGACGGGCCTGCCCCGCACTCGATCCGGCAGACGGCGGGCCGGTGGGCGGGGGCGGCGGCCGCGGCCGGGGCCGGGGGCGCCGGCTGGTCGTGCAGCTCGCCGGCACCATCGCACACCGGGCAGGCAAACCGCACCGGGCCGGGGCCGACGACGCGGTCGCCGTGGCAGTTCGAGCAGGGGGCGGCCGCGGCGGTCGCGCAGAACAAGGCGAAAAACAGCGAGAGGAAAGGGGGTTTCATGGGTTTCACCCGGCGGGCCGGCTCCAGTCATCGGGGAGAGTCACGGACGCCACGGCGAACGATCCCTGCCACGCGGACTTGGCGGTCCGCTCGGAGTCGTAGCGCACGACGTCATAGGAGTCGGGATAGGCCATGAGCCGCTGGTCGGGCATCCACCGCGCCCACGGCACTGCGTGCCCATTGCGGCCCACGCTCACGACGTAGCCGTGGAGCACGAGGCACACGGCCTGCTCGTAGGACTCCGGGAAGATCACTTCGAGCGGGCGGAAGTGCCGGGCCGTCTCCTCCCACCCAGCCGGGAACCGCGAGACCGGCGTCCACGGCCCGCGCGACTGGTTGAATCCGCCCTTGCCGGCCGTCCCCGGCATCGCGTGCTTGAACTGGTAGTCGTAGGGCTGCACCGTCTCGGGGAGCATCCCGCGACGGACAGCGATCTCCAGAACGCGGCGGACGTTCGCCCCGCCCCACTGCCGCGGGTTGGCCTCGGCGTAGACCGACAGCGGCGACAGCCAGACGGAGCCGAAGTCGCGCGACTCGGGGTAGCGGTAGTCCACCCGTGGCCCGCCGTAGTTCACGCCCCGCGCCCGGTTGCGGGCGGCCTCGACGTTGGCCCGCAGACTGTGACAGGTGCATTCGTGGGTCGGATTCTGGTTCGTGAACCGGTCGAGGTAATTCAGCCCCCACGATCCGGCCGCGTCGTTCTCGCGGGCCTTCTCGACCCACTCGCGCGGCTCGATCCACAGGGCCTCCGGGAACTCCCGCGAGGCGTCGCCGCAGGCGTCGCGCAGGGCGTCGGGCGTGTCCTCGATCGCGAGGCTCGCCGGGTAGCCGTCGTGCTCGGCCGGGAAGACGTCGATCAGGCTCGGGTCGATGGTCACGGCACGGCCTCCATCACCGCCGCCTCGCTCGCGGGCTGCGGCGTCACCCGGAGCACCGTCCGGCCGGCGAGGGCGACGACCGCCGGAAGCCCCGCTTTGCGGGCCGCATCCAGGGCGGAGCGATACTGCTCCGGCACGTCGCCGTCGCCGTCGGTCGTGTCGTCCTCGAGGAGCGTCGCGACAACCTTCCGCTCACGGTTGAGCCGGTTGACCGCGACGGCCACGAACGGCGGCACGCCGCCGGCGTCCTTCTCGTAGACGTAGACCGCCGCCGTGGCGGACCCGCTCGTGTCCACGCGGCCCCACTCGACGCGCGGCAGCGTCAGCAGGAGCAGCCCGGCGGCGATGAAGGCGAGCGGCCTCACGACTTCGGGGCCTCCGGCTTCAGCAGCTCGTGGGTGAGCTGCTCGCACACGGCCACGGCATCGGTGTGCCCCTTGTCGCGGAGCCGGGCCGCGAGGTCGATCACCAGGCGGAGGTCGTCCACCGGCGTTCGGGTCCGCCGGCCAAGCCGGCCGCGGAGCTGCTGCACACCCACCACCACGCCGTAGCCGACGAGGCCGACGGCGATCACGATCTGGGCCAGGGTCACGTAGTTCACTGGATCTGCTCCATGTCGGCGGCCTTGTCGGCGATCCACCCGGCCAGGGCCGCACCCTCCGGGGTCTTCAGCACGGCCGCCAGGTGGCGGGCCAGTTCGTCGTCGATGCGGTTGCCGGTCCGGCTCGCGAGCCACTCCAGGGCGTCCGCGATGACCTCGGCCCGCTGCCGGTCGTCGGTGGCCGCCGACAGCCGCCGGCCGTAGCCGAGCAGCGGAGCCCATTCCACGAGCAGCCGGACGTTGTCGAGCATCAGGCCCTCACGAGCGAGAGGACCTGTTCCACCGCACCGGCCGCGATGGCCACAACGAGCGATCGAACCGCGGGCCGGGCGAGCATCCACACCGGCCAGAGGACAGTGGGAACGGCCTTGTCGGCGACGGCGTCGAAGAGGTCTGCCACAGCGACCAGTACGGCGGCCTTCTTCGCCTCGCCACTCATGTCCTTGACGTCTTCGTAGCTCTCGACCAGCAACCGCACGAGGGCCAGTGCCAACTCGCCGAACTCCCGCCACGTAAGGCCGTCCGCAGCCGCGGACTGGGCGGCATAGATGAAGGCAGCCGCCCGGGCGATCGGCCCGGAGGCGGGCAGGTGCGAGGCGACGGCGACGGGGGCATCGGAAACGCTCATTTGATCAGTCCCTTTTCGTGCAGTTCCTTGGCCTGGGCGGGCGTGCAAAACGGCACGAGCGCCTTCGATGGATCACCGCCTGCCCCGGCCAGCGTGAGGGAGAGGTAGTAGTAGAAGTCCCGGTCCACGCCCTTCTTGCTCGTGATCGTCCCGACGCCGGCCCTTCGAAGCGGCTGGTAGTGGACGTGCTGGCTCGTCTCCCCGGCCGGGGCCATCGCCTCCCGGCCGTTGGCCGTGCGGCGGAACATCGACTCCTCGATTCGTCCGCTCACAGCCACGCTCCTCGGTTCCGTTTCATTGTACGCCTGTCCAGATATGGCCTCGGGTGCGGAACACCCCGGGAATCAGGGGGTGGTGGATCACTCGCTCGCGAGAATCGCGGCGACGTTCGCGCGGGTCTGGTCAGGCGTGCCGGTGTTGTCGATCACGCGATCGACCATGCCGGGCGACAAGCCGGCTTCGCTGACGTGCGGCGATACCTCTGCGGTCGGCCCTCGATCCACACCCCAGACCTCGCCGCCCATCTCCTGCACCATCCGCGCCTCGTTGTCGAATCGGACGTCGGCGATCACGACCGCTGCCGCACCGCTTGCGGCAAGTTCCTCAATCCGACGCCTCGCGATCCGCAGCCAAATGTCCTCGTCCACCAGCGTCCGCCCCCAATCCGTGCCGAGGGTCTGAAGCAGCTGACGCGGAGACTTTCCCAGCCAGTCGATCGGCTTTTCCTTGGTCGCCCGCTGCCGCAGCACGGTGTCCGGGATGCCGAGAATCGCCGACAGGGCCGCGTAGATCGGGTCGGCCAGTTGGATCACGACCGCGTCCGGCACCATGCTGGCCACGAGGTTCTTGCCGCAGCCGGCCGGACCGGTGAGGCCGATGAGCCGCGTCCCGAGCGTCTTCATTTCCCAGCCGGGAGGCGTCACCATTTCCGACCTGATCGGCTGGGCCTCGCCGCGGATCCTCGCCATCATCTCCTCGCGGCGGACCTTGATCGCCGCCCATGCCGCATCCAGCTGATCCGGGCTCATCGTGGCCCCGATCCTCTCCACCTTGAACTCCGCGTGTGCGGTGGGCGTGGCCGGCTTGATCTCCAAATGCTTGATCCTGTCCAGGAACTCCGGCGGCAGGTCGAGGGCTTCGCGGGCTACCGGCACCGCCGCGGCAGTGGCCTGCGAGGAAGCCTCCATCGTGCGGGCCTTCGCCACGAACGGACTGCCCTCGCACCCCTCGCAGCCAGCCGACCACACGTCGGAGAGCACCGCGGCGGCCGCAGCCTCGGCCGGCTTGCAGCCCGCCAGCGGGTGCGGCTTGTAGCCGTCGAGCTTCGGGTCGCCGGCAGGAGTCGCCGCCATGCGGGCCGCCACGGCTTCGCGGATCGTCCGGTTGCGTTCGTCGATGCTTTGCACTGCCTGCTCCTTCATGTTGTCATCTTCGGTCCGGCCACGTGCATCGCGGTGAGCCCGCCGGCCGCGTCGTACACGAACAATTCCATGGCTTGCCGGTTGCCGACGAACCCTTCGACAGCGTGGTAGTCGTCGGGCGGACACAGGGCCGGGGCCACCCGCACGAGCACGCCGTCATAGGTCTCGATCG